AAAAGTGCAGTAATTAACAATATAGCTTGTGCTAATCCTATTGTTGCTGCTGCTTGTAGTTTCTCAAGTGGAAACGACACATCAACTACTGAGCAAGTTCTTTCATTAACTGACCTTAAAGTAAATGAAGAAATTTGTAGAGGTACAATTTTCCCAACCTGGATGGGACAAGGAATGGATAGAAATGGTGACTTACCACAGTCTTTTTCTGACTTCTTATTGCAAGTTGTAGCTGGTAAAGCTGCTGCTCAATTAGAAATCGGAATTTGGCAAGGTACTGCTCCTTTCGGAGTTGGTTTCTTATCTGACGATGGTACTCAAGATGAGGCAGGTGCTGACGCTTCTGCTTGTAAAGACTTTAGCGAAGTAGATTTCGCTGATGCTTTAGCTGCTTCAGACATCTTAACTGATATGGCTTCTGTTTATGACAAAGCTGCTTCTGATATTTCAGGAATACTTACTAAGCCTGGTGTTGGTTTCTATATGAATAATAAAACATATGGTTTTTACATTCAAGCACTAGCTTCAGCAGGGTCTAATCAAGGACAAATTTCAGGATTAGGTTTTGATGCAAAAGCTGACACAGCAACTTACTTTGGATACCCAATCTACAGATGCCCAGGAATGTTCAACGATACTATCCTTTTCACTTACCCTGAAAACTTAGTATTTGGAACTAACCTTGCAACGGACTGGACTGAAGCTCGATTGATTCCTACTTACGAGTATGACGGGAGCGATAATGTAAGAGTTGTAATGAACTTTGCGATTGGAGTACAAACTGCTGTTGCGACAGATGGTGTGTACGGTAGTACTGTTTGGACTTAATAGATACTTTAAATGGGGAGTTGTAATAGACTCCCCTTTTATTAACCTTTTAATAATATAATAATATGGCTTGTGATATAACAAGAGGACGATTGATCGACTGTAAAGATAGTATAGGTGGTTTAAAAGCTATTTATATTGCTAAATCATACAGCAACAATGTTTCTGCTACTGCAACAATTAATACTACTGAAATGACTACAGCAGGTTTTGCTAATTGGTCTTGTTGTGGTGGTACTGTAACAGTATTTAAATATGATTTAGTACAAAATCTTTCTAGCCTTACGGTTAATATAAATTCTGACAATGCTAATGGCACTACTTTCTTTGAGCAAACACTTTCTGTAGTTTTACAGAAGATAGACCACGATATGACTAATGAATTACGTCTTATGGCTTATTCAAGAAGTCAAATCTTTGTTCAAGATTCTAACGACAATGTTTATTTATTAGGAATAGACGGAGGTTGCTACGTTACGGGCGGTAGTGTTGTTACGGGCGCTGGGAAGGGCGACTTAACAGGATATACGATCGAATGGGGAGCAGAAGAAAAGAACGCTTTAATACAGCTTCCTGCTAGTGCAGGTGCTGCAACAGCTAAATACCCATTTGATGGATTAACTGATGAAGCTAATTTAACTATTACTGTGGGAACTTAATCGTTACTCTAAATAGATAAAGAAAGGGGTTTTTTGCCCCTTTTTTTGTACATTAAAAAACAATATCATAACTTTTATATTTATAATAAAACACTATGGCTTGGAAACTTAAAAAAGAATGGGAAGGCAAAAGCGTTGATAATATCAATATCCCATTAGATGACTTAACACAAAAGCAAATACTAGGATTAAACGAAAGCGTTAGAAACAGTTTATTTGTAGAAGAAAAACCTAAAAAGAAAAAGAACTATGGCTTGGGAAATTAAACCTGAATACAAAGATGACTTTACAAGGGACATTAGTCATTTTCCCGTTGAAGCTTTAAATTCGTTAAAATTAAAGTATCCTCAATTTGTTAATAAATACTTTATACAAGAATGATTCAAGCAGCAGTTAGAGATGGGTCACTTGGATATGTAAATACTATTAACATATACGACCAAGTTAGCACTAAAAGTGATATTGAATATGAGCCATTATGGGTAATTAAAAGCCAATTCACAGGGAAAGAAAAAAGTTTTATACCTTTTTATAGTTCTGTTGATTACCCTCGTGCCGCCACTTTTATTTGGGTAACAGTTGCTACTCAAGCTGCGGAAAATTTAACAGATGCCTTTGTTTTTATAGGAGATACTGATTATCCTTTAGGCTTGTATGATTTAGAAGTATATAAAAACACTTCTAACACCAACCTTGATAAATCAGGATTAACAAAATTATTTACAGGACTTCTTAATGTTAAAGGCTTAACAGATAGAGAATCGGTGACATACTCAGAATATACAACTAATGACGCAGACACAGAAAGCGTCTATGTAACAATATAAATTATGAATTTAAATTTAGTAAAATTAAGCCACTATAATATCCCCCATTTAGTAGAAGATACTAAAAATGATTGGGTAAACTTTGGAAAAGATAATCTTTATCCCAATTACTTACTAGACCTATTCTTAGGAAGTGCTATTAATGGTGCTTTAGTTAAGTCAATAGGTGCTATGATATATGGCGAAGGATTAGCTGCTACAAATGCAGACGAAAACATAGACACAAAAGAGTCTTATTTGCGATTAACAGAATTATTGCACAATTCAGGTGATGATGTGTTAAAAGACTTAGCTCTTGATTTAAAGCTATTTGGTGGTTGTTATGTTAATGTTATTTGGTCTAGGGATAGAAGCAAGATAGCTAAAATGATTCATATACCTGCACAGTATGTTCGTAGTGGTAAAATGATAGATGGAGAAATACAGCATTATTATTATTCTGCTGATTGGTCTAGGTCTAAAAAAGCTGAGTATAGACCTCGTGCTTATGCAGCATTTAACACAGAAGATAGAACACAAGCTAGTCAGATTCTAATGATTAGAGATAAAAACCCTGCTTTATTTTATGGCTTTGCTCCGGATTATATCGCCTCCACGAATTGGATACAGATGGAGCTAGAGGTATCGGAATTTCATTTATCTAATATAACGTCAGGAATGACACCCTCGATGCACGTGGCTTTTAAAAACGGCGTACCTACTGATGAGGAAAGAAGAACTATAGAGCGCCAAATCAATGCTAAATTCGCGGGGTCGGGCAATGCGGGCAAAATATTATTATCATTTTCTGAGGGAGGTGATGGCGCTCCAACAATAGAGCCTATCCAAATGAATGATGCGCAGAATGCTTGGGTAGAAATGCAAAAAAGTGCAGTTGCAAATATACTCGCCGGACATCGTGTGGTAAGCCCAATCCTTTTTGGAATCAGAACTGATACGGGCGGTGGATTAGGTAATAATGCTGACGAATTACGAGATGCTTACAGTTTATTTAACAATACTGTTGTTATTCCTTTCCAAAATACGCTTTTAAAGGGTTTAAACAAGATATTTAAGGTAAATGACATAAACCTTGATTTGTACTTTAAATCGCTTAAACCTGCTGATTTCATTGATTTAGAAGTTACTAAGACACAATCAGAAGAAGACCAAGAGAAAGAAGGGGTTAGTAAAGAAGAAATAGACGCTGACAATCTTAAACGCGAATTTAAGGATTTACAAGACATAGACACTAAACCTACTAAGGGCATGGTAGAAGAAGCTGTTAGGGGTTTAGAATGGCGTAGAGAATATGGTAGAGGCGGAACACAAGTTGCCGTAGCTAGAGCCACTAATATTAAAAATGAAGATAACTTATCTTTAGATACTATAAGTAGAATGAATAGCTTTTTTGCTAGACACGAAGTGGATAAACAAGCTGAGGGTTTTAATCCTGGCGAAGAGGGGTATCCAAGTGCAGGCAGAATAGCTTGGGCATTATGGGGAGGCGATGCAGGACAAAGTTGGGCAAAAAAAAAAGTTAAAGAAATAGAGGGCGTTAGAGCTGACTTATCAGATGAAGAATTTGACGATGTATTTAACGCTTTAAAAGGTCAACAAGTAGATTTAGACAAATGGGAAGTAGTAGATGAACAAGAAGAGGGATTAATAGAGGACTATGAAGAATGGGCAGATTCTTTAATAAAAAAACTAGATAAAGAAGAATTTGCAGATACTAGTGCAATAGAATCAACTCCAGATGTTTTTAGCGTCTTAGATAAATCATTTTACAAAGTGAGATTTAAATACTTTAAAAAAAGCAAAAGAAGAAACAAAACAGGAACTTCAAGAAAATTTTGTGAAAATATGATGAGAGCATCACAGGGTGGAACAGTTTACAGAATTGAAGATATTGATTTTGCAAGTCGTGATGGTGTTAATAAACAATTTGGGCATAAGGGTCGAAAGTATGATTTATTTCGATACAAAGGGGGAGTATATTGTATGCACGCATGGAAAGCTGTTCTTTATAGGTTAAAAGCAAATAGCGAATTAAGAGATACAGCAATACAACCTTTAGATGATTATAAAAAAACATCATCAATACCTAAAACTTATGCACCAACACCAAGAGGTATAAAAGAATCAAAAGAAGCAGCAAATACAAGTAATAATTGGTGGAAATATCCAGGAGCAAAAAATTAAAATATGGCAATACAACATACATTATTCATATCAGCAACAAGATTAAAAAAAGACACGGCTTTAGGTGGCTCGGTAGATGATAACCTTATAATGCCTTATATTCTATTGGCACAGGATATGAACATATTACCTGTTCTTGGAACTGATTTATATGAAGCGCTTAAAACTAAAATAAATGCAGGAAGTCTTACAGGCGATTATAAGACCTTAATGGAAACATATATCCAACCCGCATTAGTACAATTTGCGTTTGCACAATTAGCACCTTATTTAAGGTTACGTTTTGTTAATAATGCAGTTGTAGTAATGGGTGCAACAGAACAGTCATCTAGTGCTACTTATGACGATATAAAACCTTTAATGGACACAGCTACGGATGCGGCAGAATTTTATAGGCAAAGATTAATTGACTATCTAAGAAATAATTCAAGCTCATTTACTGAATATACAAGCAATACAGGGGCAGACCTTGACCCGACTACACGAAACTACTATGCGGGTATAAATTTAGATGAAGCTCCAATAAGTAATAGAATGAAGAACTTTTTGCAGGGGGCTAACATTACTACTTATGACTGTTAAAAGAAGAACATATCCAAGTAGTTTGGAGAATTTTAAAAAGCTAAAAAATTATATTAAAAAATTAAACAATGGCAGGACAAAGGCTCACTCAAAAATCAAGTCTCGATAATCACACAGGAACAGGTGATTTATATATGATTGTGGACGTGTCGGATTCGTCAGGATCCGCAGACGGCACCTCTAAAAAACTAGATTCTAAGTTTGTAATTCAGACGGACAAAATATCTGTTTCTAGTGCTGAGTTTCAGGCAATGGACGCTACAGGAGGTGCAGGAACATTTAAAACATTAATATCAGCACCAGGGTCAGGCTATATGATAGTTCCTATAACTGTCACTATTTTAGTTAATTATGTTTCTAGTGCTGACACAACAGCAACTACTTTATTGATAGGTTGGGATACTTCGCAAGTAAACGATTATTGGGCAAGGTTTGTAAGGTTTATGAGAAATGCTACTAATGACTTAAACTTTCATTTTTCTTCAGCCGTTGACGCTGTAGCCACTAATTTAGACAATGCTCCTTTTTATTTGTGGGCAGACCAAAATTTCAATGGAGATTTCACGGCAGATGTTTATGTTACTTATCATATTGTAAAATTATCATAATGATTAAATATATATTTTTATTATTACCCTTTTTAACCTTTGGTCAAGGTAGCTTTTTTAAGTATTCTACATTTTACACCTCTATGAGTATAAATACATCTATGATAGAAGCAGAAGATTATCAAGCTATTTCTAAAGGCTATGAAGATATAACACAAGTAAACCCTTACGATTATAACCTAACTATTGGTATTCGTAAGATAGCTAGATTTGATTATGAATATAAAGTAAAAACGTGGTATTATGGGACTGAAAAAGCTGTTGCAGATAATGTTACTATTGGTAATTCTAATGGTTGGGAGTATCTGCTTAATTATTCATTTATACGTAACCGTTCCGATAAGTTTACTGAGCAGAACTTTTGGCTTAGATACCTTGGAAACAGATGCGTGACTAAAATACAATATACTGACAATCAACGGGTAGATTTGAAGTACAATTCAATAGACTCAAGATATAGGATTAAAAAAGGCAATTTTGACTTTACTATTGGTGCTAATTTTAGGATGCACGACCCTTATGGTATAAACCCTATAGAAGATTTTTGGATTCCTGGAGAATCTTCCTTTCAACAATTAGCTTCAGACTTTGGATATTCTAGCCAATTTGTTAATGGCAGATGGCATTGGTATAAAGAGGGCGAAGTCATTGCAACGTCAAATGATGAGTTCTACAAGCATTATTTTGGTCAGGCTATAGCGGAGTTCAATGAACGAGAGTTAGAGGCTCTAGGGTCACAAAATGAGCTTTCTGCGGTGTTTGGCGTGGCTTACTATAGCTATAATCCTAAGTTTTGGTTGCATATATGGGCAAATGCAATGCCTTTTCACTATGGTTTAGATGATTATTCTTTTGAATACGGTGATGGCTTAGATAAGCTAGATTGGGATGCAGGTCTTATATTAGGCTATAGAATAACAAAACATTTAGGAGTATTTGTTGAGGGGACTCACCAAAAATATTGGGATAAGCCATTATATGAGTCTAAATTTGGGTTTAATTATTTAGTATTTTAAGTATGAAAAAATTAGTATTATTATTTTTATTATTGTCAGGTTATGCGTTTAGTCAAACGAATTGTGAATTATGTGTTGAACAAAATGGTTTTTATTGTGGAGATGATGAAGCCAATTGGACACAGTATTCGCCTAATGGTTGTGTTCCTAATGGTCCTGACTTATTTTACCTTAATGACGGTTGGAGTGATTGCGTTAACGGTGCAGATGAAAATAATGCAGTGCCTACAACATTAGCTGAGTGCGGTGGATATATAGAACAGTGTGATACTGTATTTATTGAAATTCCTTTTGTAGAATGGATATATGACACTATTGTTCAAATAGAATATGACACTATAATACAAACAGAATACTTGACTCAAATAGTAATAGACACGGTAGAGATAGAAACACTTGTGCCTGAATATATATATATAAGTGACACGGTATATGCAGAAGTGCTAGACACTATGTATATAGATGTAATAGAATACGTTGATACTATTGTATATGATACAGTGGTTGAAATAGAATACGTTGAGTTCGTAATAACTGAGTATTTAGACTGCATTACGGGAATGCCTTGCAATACAGCTATTATGGAGTTTGACAAGAGTAAATTAAATAATAACCTATATAATCTTATGGGTGATGAAATTAGAAAGCCCAATGGAATTTATATAGAAAATGGTGAAATCAAATTTAAAATAAATTAAATATGGAAATGATAAAAAAAATCACATCAAGTAAGAAATTTTGGTATGCTTTCGGAGCATTAGCTATATTGCTTTTTTCTGATAGCATAGGAGTAAACGACCAGGAGGTTAATAATATAATTATGGTAGCTTTGGGTCTTATAGTTGCTCAAGGAATAGCAGATCGTAAAGATTGTAAAAAATGAAATTAAGCGAAAAGTCGGAATTAACTTTAGATTTAAAAACCATTGGTATAGTAATTGCTATGGCGGTTTCTGTGTCGGGTAGTTATTTTACTTTAAAAGCTGATATTGAAGAGAACAAAAAAGCTCTTGAAAAAGGCAATTGGGTAAATGCTAAAGAATACGAACTGAAGGATGAATTGGTGCGTACTACTATAATGGGCAACAGTAAAAAGTTAGACGCTATAGAAGATAAATTAAACACTATAGACAGCCGACTTTACAACTTAAAAAAGTAACTATGAATTTAGGTTACATATTACAAATTTTAATAGCATTATTCTTTTTTTGTGTGGGCTTATGTTTTACGCAAGTTTCTGTAATTCATTTTAATAGTGAATGGAACGCAGAAAATAGCTTTAACATAGAGGAGCTAAATGACTGCGAAAAATCAGATGTGGTTATATGCGACAGTCCTGAGTTAAAAGACAAACACAAAATTCTTTCTGTTCCTACTATTATTATATTTGACAACGGTAACGAGATTGCTAGATTTGAAGCTAATATAATGATGCAATTAGAGGCAACAAGAAAGGAAATACAAAAAGAGATAGAGAAGATTCACTTAGCTAAATTTGAATGAAATTATCAAAAAACTTTACGTTACAAGAGCTAATAAAATCAAACACAGCATTAAGATTAGGAATAGATAACACGCCCTCTAAAGAGGGGGTAATGAAATTGACTATATTAGCCACTTCGGTCCTCCAGGTTATTCGTGATAGAATTGGACCTTTGAGAATTACAAGTGGCTATAGGTCACCAGAATTAAATACTGCTATAGGTGGTGCAAAAAAACCAATATCTCAGCATACTAAATGCGAAGCAGTAGATATTCAATACGTTAAACGTGGACGTATGGATAACCTTTTAATATACCAAGCATTAATAGATTTAAATATTGACTTTGACCAATGTATCTTAGAGTTTGGAACAAGCACAAAAGATATAGATGGAGACCCTGCTTGGATTCATTTAAGCTATAAAATAACTGACAATAGAAGGCAAGTATTAGTAGCATATAAAGATGATAATAACAAAACAAAATACAGACCTTTAATTAAATATAATACAATATGAGCATTTTAAATAAATTATTAGGTGGAGATTTTTTAAATTCTGTTAATAAAATTGTTGATAATGTTGTGACAAGCGATGAAGAACGTAAACAATTAGATATTAACTTGAAGCAGCTGATTAAAACTCACAAGAAAGAAATGTTTGAGTTAGAAGTAGAAGATAGAAAATCAGCTAGAAGTATGTATAGTACAGATAGTGGTGTTCAGAAAATACTAGCTACTATTTTCACTTTAGCATATTTTGCTTTAAGTTTTATTATGTTTAGATATTTTGTTTTAGGTGATTTAAATTTAGGAGAATTTGAAATATCTTTCATATCTACCATATTTGGTGCTATGAGTGCCAAAGTAAATACCATCGTAGATTTTTTCTTTGGTGGGTCGAGTGATAACAAAAAGAAATAGTATTAAACAACTAAAAGAATATAGGCTTAGATTAACCAAGTCAGAGCATGACTTGATAAAAGAGCAAAGAAATGGCTCTGATGAAATAATTTTAATTATTTCGGATTTACATATTCCATATCACCACGAAGACAGTATAAATTTTCTTAGGGCTGTCAAAGAACATTACAATATAGAAGATAAAAACCCCAATCACCATATTTTTAATTCTGGAGATGAGGCAGACTTTCACGGAATTTCTATGCACGATAGTGAAACATCATTACCAACGCAACATAATGAAACCATTAAAGCGCGTAAAGTTTTTAAGGAATTAGAGGCGTTATTCCCGAAAATGGTACTCGTCCATTCCAATCATGGAAGTATGCTATACCGTCGTGGGAAAAAGCACGGCATACCTAATTATATGCTAAGAGATTATAACGAAGTTATTGGTGTTGGTAAAGGGTGGAAGTGGTATCCTGATTATAAGTTTCAAATGAATAATGGACAATGGTTGTTTATGACGCATGGAATGAAAAAGAATGGATTAGCTTTAGCAAAAGAAATGGGAATGTGCGTTGTTCAGGGACATTACCACACGACTTTTGAAATAAATTACACATCTTCACCTTTGTCGCTTTCGTGGAATATGGCTGTTGGCTGTCTTATAGATGATAATAGTTTAGCGTTTGCATATAATAAAGTGAATAGTGCTAGAGTGATTCTAGGTTGTGGAATCATAATAAATGGACAACCAAAACTTTTACCTATGGTGTTGGAGAAAGGTGGACGTTGGAATGGTAAGGTTAATTAACTATATTTGTTAACTAAATTGTATATATGGCAAAACATATTTACCAAGAAAAAATTGAACTCGGTGCTTATTATACTTACAATGATAAACATAAAAAGGTTTATGATATTAAAAGTATGAGAGAACAGTTCAAAGAGTTGATAAAGAA